AACCAACCCAATGAGTAAGAAACATACACGTAAGAGTAATAAAAGAACCAAAAACATACACATTTGTATATCAATAAAATATATACTAACTTTGATAACTATAAGTAAAAGCAATTTAGCCCAAAGATAATAGTTAAACCATAAAGATAATGTATAAACCTATAGAGAGAGAAACAATTAAAAGAAAAGTACTTGAAGCAATACAAGAAGGTCAAAGCATTAACGCAATTCAAAAGACTAACGGTATACCAGATAGTAATACATTGTATCGATGGCTAAATAAAGACGCAGACTTTCGAGACAACTACGTACGTGCGAGGGAAACACAAGCAGTCTTTTATGCTGAAAAGATAGGTAATGTGATCCAAGACCTTAAAAATAGCAGCGAACAAAGCAGGGAGTTAACGGACATCGCACGCCTGGAGATTGACTCTTATAAGTGGATAGCGTCGAAGCTCCTGCCAAAGGTTTACGGTACGAACCAGCAGCAAACAAATGTGCAGGTGAATATTCAACCAGTTACAGGTATGCAAATAGTTGACGATGTGCCTACAATTGAGGTTGAAACAGAAGAATAATGGTAAGATAGTATTAGTAAGTGCTAATCTACACGCGGCGGAGACAAAAAATAAGGCTGAAATAGTGTGATAATAGTACTATATTAACTTAAACACATAAAAAACCCCTCAATTAAGAAGGGTTTAAATATTATTGAAGGATTGTTATATTATTTAGAAGTCCAAGTACCATCCGTGTAATAAATATCTGTATGAGATCCACAGCAAACAATTGATTGGACATCTTTTTGAACAGGTATAAAACATTCTTTTAATTCTTGAGCTGTATTATTGTTTGTTGTTGTTGCGATTGTAATTTGGTTTAAAGTATTCATAGTGTTAAATTTAGTTTGGCTTAATTGCCTAATCAAAGATAGTAAATTATATTTAAATAATAGGATATATTTAAAATTACAATATACTAATTTCTTATAGTTGGTTGATTTGTTATAAATAATACCGATACGATCCAAACAAAGCAGCCCAACAATTAAGAATGCAAAACCAATTGATAATATATAAAAGACTAAACACTCCAGAGTATGAAGTTAATTTGTTGTAATCCTTCAATTAATAGGAGACTTTGAAAGTGTAATGTATAAACCCCCGATGAATAAATAAAAGACTTCATTTTAATACCCCCCCCTTAGCGAAACGCTCGACCCCTTTTAACCCCGAACAATAATTTTCAGGTATTTTGAAAGGTTTTGCTTGTTATGTTGTTGTGATTCGTGTATGATAAGGCTAAATTATGTTGATTTAATGCTGTTTTATGTGTTCGGTGGTATGTTTGTATGGTTGGAACGGTGTAGGCGATATAATGTGGTCTGAGAAAAAATATCGTCGATTGCTACGCAATTAATAAAAGACTTGGTGGTTTGGCGATGATTCACTATATTTGCTTTAGTAAGCTTCACAGTGGTTAACAAATGGGTAAAGCGGTAACCGAGTTTAGTGGTAACACTTTAAAAACCTTAGCCGACGAGATTAGGATGGAGCTGCCTAATTAACTAAGTTCTTTGCTTGAAGATAAACGATAATAGATAGTGCGTACACGCTTAATTATTCTAACGGGAACAGGAGCTATTAATATTATTAAACTTTATCGAGTTGTGTTTATTTTAGAGATAAGTCGAAAAATACTTCAGTGATGCATCGCTAGTCGTATTCTTATTCAGCTGATAACTGACAAAGGACTTTTTAAATTATGATATGAAGAAAAAAGAGAATACATTTCCGTTGAGTAGTGAGGTTGAGTTGGTAGTTACGAAGGGTGATAAATGTTTTCGTAAGGTAATGACTTATGCTGCTGCTTTGGATTGGGATAAGTTGCCTGGCTATCGTTATCAGTATTTTGAGGTAGGTTTTTGTTCAATAAAGGAGAATTTATGATTGCTAAAGATAAGGCTAAAGAAATGGTAGGTGATTATTCGGCTTATGCTTGGGTTGGATATTCCGAGAATGAGTGTAGAGATAATGCTATTAAATGTGCGTTGATTGATGTTGTTAGAATATTATCAGTTTTAAAAGGTTTGAAATCTACTGTTGAGATACTGTGCGAGTATAGGTTTTGGTTTGAGGTTAAAATAGAGTTAGAAAAGTTTTAGTTTGATTTAAATATTTTTTTTGTATATTAGCAATATTAAGTTTCATAGTCTTAATTTTTTCATTTTATTTTTATTTGGTTAATATCCCACAATTATTTATTTAGTTGTGGGTTTTGTTTTTTTTCGTATATTTATACTTTAAAACAATATTATGGATGATTTAGATATTATTATAGAATCTTTTGAGCAGAATGATGATGATGGGAATTGTATGTTTAGTGGCTCGAGTTTAATTATCAATGGAGAAAAGGTTGATAGTAATGGAGATCACATTTCTGCAATATTAAAACACTTAGGTTATAACGCAACAGTTTATTATAATTAAAATGGAATTACAGAAACAATTAGACGATAAAATATTAGAACGCCAAAAGTTGATACAATCTAATATTAAGAATAATACATTTAGTATTGAAACTGATGGTAGTTTTAAGATTAAGTTAGAATCATTGAACACTGAGATTGGGCAATTACAAGATAACATATTAAAAGAAATCTATGAATAGTTACAAAGCACAAAAAAGAAAAAGTATAAAAGATCGAATGTTAACTTTAAAGGAAGCTGATGAATTTGCTAAACAAACATTTATTGCTTTAAGAAAGGATGATACTTGTTTGAAAAGATTTTTACGTTTTTTAAGAATTATACCACAACAAAAATTATAGTTTGGCTAGAATAACTGAAGCGGAAAAGAATACGTTAAGGGTAATAAAACATAGGGCTGAAAATAGTTTTATGTTTTTCTGTATGTACTTATTCAAGGAAAATAACAATATTAAGTTTCTACCATACAAGCACCTTTTGATGATTTCTGAGAAGTTAGAAGCAGTTGCAAGAGGTGATTTGAAACGTTTGATTATTAATATCTTTCCAAGGTCAGGTAAAACTGAGATGGCTGTAAAGCTCTTTATAGCTTGGGGCTTAGCACTTAATCAACGTTCTAAATTTATTCATTTATCTTACTCTGGAGATTTAGCTATTGATAATTCAGCAATGGCTAAAGAGTATATTAATTCTGACGCTTTTCAAAAGTTGTGGAAAATGGATTTACGTGTTGATAGCAAAGCAAAACAGAAATGGTTTAATAAGCAGGGTGGTGGTTGCTATGCAACATCTACTAATGGTCAGATTACAGGTTTTGGAGCTGGAGATACTGTTGCTAGAGAGTCAAAAGATTTTAAAGGTTTTAGTGGTGCTATTATTATTGATGACCCTAACAAACCTAGTGATACATTTTCAGATATTGAGCGTAATAAGGTAAATATAAGATATAATAATACTATTAGATCAAGGATAAACAATCCAAGAGAAACACCTATTATTGTAATTCAGCAAAGATTACATGAAGATGATATGAGTGGATTTTTACTTGCAGGAGGTAGTGGAGAAAAATGGGAGCATTTAAACTTACCTGCTTTAGATGAAAATAATGTACCATTATGTCCTGAGAAGTTTACGTTTGAAGAATTGGATAGTTTGAGGCAGGCTGACCCATATACTTTTAATGGTCAATATATGCAGTCTCCTACTCCTGGAGATGGTGGAATGTGGATGAAACATTGGTTTAATAAAAAATCATTGTCTGAAATACCAAAAATAGATAGTTGGCAACTTTATATTGACGGTGCTTATACTAAAAATACAAAAAATGACCCTACTGGATTGATGATTTGTGCTAAATCAGATAAAAATCTTTATGTTTTATCCGCAGTTTCTAAATATATGGAAATGCCTGAGTTGTTGAAATATATTCCTGAGTATATCAACAGCTTAGGAGTGTATGTTGATAGTGTTTTGATAGAGCCAAAGGCGAGTGGACTTTCTATGGCTCAACTTTTAAGAAATCAAACAAACTATAATGTAATAGAGCTTAGAGGTAAAATTTTACGAGAAAGTAAGATTGAGAGAGCAAGTAAATCTTCACCGTATATTGAGAGTGGTAAAGTGTTTTTGATTGAAGGAATGTGGAATGAACCATTTTTAGAACAAATATCTAAATTCCCATTAGCTAAACATGATGAATATGTTGATTTACTTTCTTATGCTATTGATAGAGATTTATTTAGTAAACCTAAAGCTAAAATTATTTGGTAATTGTTTTAATTTATTGTATATAGTGTAATTATAGATTTTTTTTATTAACTTTGTATTTAAATATATTCCAAAATGACTTTTACGGACGAACAAGCTATTGAATTAATAAAAGTAAAACAAGTTTTATCACCTGAAATGGTTAAGCTTAGAGCTGATTCTAAGGAATTATATGCCTTAATAGAAGGTGATATGTTCAAAGAAGAGTTAATTTCCAAGATTGAGCATATTGAAGGTGAGGACAAATCAAAAGCACGTAAAAAGTATTCAAGAGATGTTCAAGATTTCTTTGAAAGGTTATTTCAGCCAATTGATAATATTTCTTATGCTACTGGAGGTAATAAAGTTTACAATATAGAAACTGAAGCTGTTAAAAAATTATTTTTAAAGCAAATTGATAACATAAAAGATAGTAATACGCTTCAGCATTGGATAATGAGTGTTGGTATTAAGCTTAGGCACGTTGACCCAAATGGATTAATGTTTATGGAGTATAGAACAGAGCCGAAAAGTGAAATTTATCCAACATATAAGAGTATTAATGATATTAGATGCTACGAAAGAAGAGGGCAATTATTGGAATGGTTGCTTTTTGAACCTGTAATGATTGATGATAAAGAGCATTTTAGATTTGTAGATGATACTACTGATAGAACATTTAAAAAAGAAGGTGAAACATTTATATTAGTTGAGGAGTTATCTTTCCCTCATCCATTTATGGAAGTTCCAGCAGTTATAAATTCAAATTTAGTTAAAGTTGGGAAGGATTATAGAATTTCTGACATTACACCAATTTTAGGATTATCAAAAGAGTATGCTCGTGACCAATCTATAAAAACTATTTATAAATTCTTACAAGGATTTCCTATTCATTGGAGATATGTTACTGAATGTGATGATTGTAAAGGTACTAGTAAGGATTCTAAAGGTACTTGTAAAAAATGTGACGGTAGAGGATTTTTACAAAAATCTGATGTTACGGATATAGTTACATTGCCAATACCAACACAAGATACACCTATAATTCCTGAGATTGCTGGTAATATAACACCTGATTTAGAAACATGGACTCAATATAATGATGAATTAAATACTTTTGAGAAAATTGCTTTTAGAACTTTTTGGGGTACTTTACAAGGTTTAGAAGAGTCTATTGGCGGAAGAAAAACAACTACCGAGGTTATATTTAATAAGCAACCTATTGAAAATAGACTTAATAAATATGCAGATTATGCTGAATTTGTAGAATGGAAAATGTCTAATTGGATTTTATCATTTTTAGATAGAAACGAAGATTCAGAAAATAAAGTAGTTATTAGATATGGTAGAAATTATGTTATCGAGCCAAGTGATACTATTTTAGCACGATATGAAGAGGCAAAAGGAAAACAAGAAAATGATGTTGTATTAGATGAGCTTTTTAAACAATATCTACAAGCTACTTATAGAACAAATCCAATTGAATTACATGTAAATATTAAAAAGTCAGAAATAGAACCATATTTACATCAAGTATTGAAAGATGTATTTGATATTTTTGGAAATGAAGAAGCTCAGAGAAAAGTGCTTTTTGGTAAATGGTGGAATACTTTGACTGATTCCGATTATAAAAAAGATAACGAAACTTTAGAAAAAGAATTTAATACATGGTTTGATACCAACAAGAAAGTTGTTGATGAACCTAAAGATAAATCGGCTGATGGTCAGCCAAGTTAATTTAAAACAATAATTATGAATACAACAATGGTAGTGTGTAACATCTACAAGTTATTTAAAGATGGTAAAAGTTTTACCAAGGAAGGAAAAAAATTAAAAAGATCGAACTCAGTTGTAACAAGACAATGGGCTGAAGAAAAAAGTGCCAATTGGAGAAATTCAGGTTTGTTATTTGAAATAGATGATGAAAAAACAGCCGAGTATTACAAAAAAGGAGATTTAAAACGTCAAATGCGTAAGGACGCTGAAAACAAAAAGAATCAACTTACTGAAATGGCAAGTAATATGCTTGAAAATGCAAGTAAAGTTGTAGATGTTGATGAGGATGTTGATGAGTTAATTAGGTTAAAAGCAGAATATACTGAAAAATTCAATAAGAAACCATTTCACGGATGGGGTATTGATAAACTAACCGAAAAACTACAATAATATGGCTTTAGAAAACGCACAAGAAATAGAAAAAGTATTTGGACTAGAAGAAGGACAATTAGCCCAAATGGTTACGAGTGAAGAAAATCATTCGATTGATATTAGTGATTTATATATTACTAAAAAAAGTGATAACGATACTTTAATAGAAAACCTTAAAAAAACTTATCGCCAAGAGGGTGTTGAAGTAGCTGTTAAAACTGCAAGAAACGAATTAGGTTTAGAATTTGAAGGAAAGAAAACACTAACACCATTATTAGAAGCTTACGCTAAGAAAGTTGAAGCTGATGCCAAAATAGCACCTAATGAAAAATACGACAATCTTAAAATAGATTTCGATAAAAGAGGTAGTTTAATTACTGAATGGGAAAGTAAATTTAACAATTTAGAATCTACTTTTAAACAAAAAGAAAGTCAACGAACAATTGATAATACACTTTTAAATGCTATTCCAGATAACACAACTATTCCTAAACAAGATATTTTAGCTATTCTTAAATCAAGAAATCAATTTAACGTTGGTGAAGATGGTTTTGAAATTATTAAAGATGGTGTAGTTCAAAAGAATGATAAAAATATGAATTTACTTACTCCAGGTGAATTTATGAAAGATTTTATCACTCCATATTTAAAAGCAGCAGAAGGTGGTAAAGGCGGTAAAGATTCTAAAAGTGGTGGTCAAGAATCATCTCTAGAATTATTTGATAAAATTATGAATGAAAAAGGAGTAAACGTAGGTAGTGAAGCTTACAATATGGAAATGTCAAAAGCAATTAAGGATGGAACATTGAAGTTTTAATTTTGTTTTTCATATATTTTTAAACCCTACTAGAAATAGTGGGGTTTTTCATTATTAAAATCTATACTTTATTATTTTTCTATAAGTTATTGTTATATCAATAATTATTTGTAACTTTGTTTGGATATCTTATCT